GTTGCTATTACAACAAATGCCGGTACTGATACAATTACATTCACAGCATCAATACCGGTAATCGATACCGACTTCGTTGACTCTGCTCGTGTTAGTTCTATCATAACAGCGGATGTTGATGCATCATTTGTTTCAGCCTTAGGCGCTAGTGCAATACCAAATCTAGCGACTAGCAAGATTACCTCTGGTACATTTGATTCAGCAAGGATACCTTCACTAGCCGCGTCAGATATTGTAACAGGAACACTTGATTCTGCGCGACTGCCTGCTGGAGCCTTTACTGATGTTAATACAAATGTAGATTCAAATTTTGTTAAAACTGTAACAGGAATCGATGCTAGCACACTCGGTGGTCAGAACAGTGCGTATCACTTAAACTACAATAATTTTAGCAATACGCCAACTATACCAACACTTGGAAACGACTTTATTGATTCGGCCGAGGCAATCAGGTTAATCACTGCAAATGCAATTGATTCAAGCGTTGCTCTTGAATTATTGTTAGATTCAATTGAAACCATTGCGTTAATAGATTCAGCTTATGTTAGACTAAGACAAGATTTTGCTTATGCATCATTGACAGGTGCACCGACGATACCTGTCCTTGATACTAACTTTGTAGACTCTGCACGGGTCAGTTCTATTATTACTGCTGATGTAGATGCATCATTTATAAACGCATTAACAATTGATGCTGATACTCTGGGTGGTCAAGCTGCTTCTACATATTTACAAACTACTGCTGACTTCCCCGATTCTTCTGGTGTTAACTCATTAATTGACACACGCGTTACTAATGCGTATCTCCGTGGGCTTATCGATGACTCGGTACTAACGGTCGATGGTAACGGATCAACTGGTGGTGTTACCATACAGGATGGCGGCATTAAAATTAATACAGGAACAGGCAGTGTCGCGTACGCAGACTTCTATTGTGAAGTTTCAAATGCACATAGAACAAGACTAAAGTCTGCCGCTCACTCAGCATATTCAGGAAATGTTGATGTCACGCTTCCTATCACAACTGGAACACTAGCACTTACGTCTCAACTACCAGTTATTGACACAGACTTTGTGGATTCTGCACGTGTCAGTTCTATCATAACAGCCGACGTTGATGCAGCTTTTGTGGCAGCACTTGGTACATCAGCGATACCAAATTTACCTACTTCTAAAATCACATCAGGAACATTTGATTCCGCTAGAATTCCGGTGTTATCAGCTAGTGATATTGTAACAGGAACGATTGATTCTGCTAGATTACCTACTGGTACATTTGGTGGTGGGGGTGGTGGATCGTCGCTTACGATACAAGAAGAAGGTAGTTCGCTTTCTACTGCTGCGACCACACTTAACTTTGTGGGTTCAGGGGTAACCGCATCAGGTACTGGTGCAACTAAAACAATTACTGTTACTGCTGGCGGTTTAGATTCTGCAGGCGTTAGATCTATCATTCAAGGAGACGCTGGATTAACACAATTTGCATATACCGTTACTTCAGCTAATACAACATCATTTAGCGGAAATGATAACAATGGAAACTCATTAAGCTATAACGCTAACACTGTTGCTGTATTCTTAAACGGTGTCTTGTTGGTAGACAGTGATGACTATTCAGCGACAAACGGTACGTCAGTGACTCTTGTGACCGGTGCGGATTCGGATGACGTTCTAACAGTATTCAATATTCCTGGTGGTAAAGGTTTAGACTCAGGACAAGTCAGTGGGCTTGTTGACTCTGCTTATGTCCAAGCGAGACAAGAGAGCGGAGTAACTACCGGTAAAGCAATCGCCATGGCAATCGTATTTGGAGGATAACAAATGGCAGCACCTAATATAGTTAATGTAGCTACGATTACAGGAAAAACTACAGGGACAGCTATTACTACTAGTGGTAATAATGTAGCTTCTAATTCCAGTAGTAGTGGAAAGGTCTTTAAAGTAAATGCTCTTTATGTCTCAAATATCGACGGAACAAACGATGCAAATATTGATGTCGATGTTGTTATTTCTGGAACTGCGTATTCTATCGCTTCTACTGTTGGAGTGCCGGCCGACGCGACACTCGACGTTTTAAGTAAACCGATTTACTTAGAAGAAAATCAATCACTAAAGCTTACCGCGAGCGCAAACGGAGATATTGAAGCAGTTTGTTCTTATGAGGAGATAAGCTGATGTATCGCGGCAATGGTCGTAAATTAGGAGTTGTAAATACTGTTACCGAGTCGTCTGCTCCCGGAATTTTCTCACTTCGTGATGTTGAATTGGCCGAGCGAGGGGACGGATTTCCAAATTTTGTGCCAGCGTTGCCTGCTTTTGACATGGTCCTTATAGGAGGAGGAGGCGGTGGTGGTGGCTATCGCGGAGGTGGTGGCGGCGGCGGAGGAGTCGTTCAGGTTACAAACCATTCGGGGGCGGGTGGTGAAACTTATACGATCACTGTTGGCGCCGGTGGTGCAGGAACACCAGGCGTATCGTATACTGTCGCTTCAAATGGCGGGAATACTTACGTCACCAAAAGTTCTGATAGTACGAATTTAGGAGGCATTGCTTACGGTGGCGGGGGAGGCGGATCTAAGACGGATGGTGCTGACGGTGCTTCTGGTGGTGGCGCTTCAAACTATCCCTCTGATTATGCGGCGGGTAGTGCGATTCATGGAAATCAGGGTAACGACGGTGGTGCTGTGTCTGGCGCGGGCGGATCTGACGGAGTAGGCGGAGGCGGAGGCGGAGGTACGCTAAGTTCTCAGGCCAACAATAGTGCAGGGGGCGACGGCGTTAACTTATCTTCACTGTTCGGAACGGGTATTGGTGATAGTGGATACTTTGCAGGCGGCGGAGGAGGATCTGCGTCTGGCGGTACCGTCGTCGCTGCAGGGGTAGGAGGTAATGGCGGTGGTGGTCGCGGAGGGCACTATCCCACGGGTCCGGTTGACGGTACGGCGAACACCGGTGGTGGCGGTGGAGGTGGCTGGTACGAGACGACTGGTCGCGGTGGAAATGGTGGGTCTGGGGCTGTCATTTTTAGATTCAACAATACTAGTGTTAGTGATCTAACACTAACTGGATCATATAGTACAAGTACTTACGGGACTTACACTGTAGTTCTTTTCACTGGATCAGGGACGCTTTCATAATGGCTCACTTTGCAAAGATAGCATCTGACGGATTTGTAATTGATGTCATACCATTAGCTAACGAAATAATTACAAAAGATGGCGTTGAAAATGAAGATTTGGGTAAACAGCATCTTGCTAAGTTACTTGGCGGAGATTGGGTACAGACTAGTTATAACGGCACTTTTAGAAAAAATTTTGCGAGTCGTGGCTATATGTACAATGCCGAGCTCGATGCTTTTATTCCGCGGAAGCCTTTTAGATCGTGGGTGCTTAACGAAACCACTTGTCAATGGGAAGCTCCGTCATCAGCCCCCACATTTGATCCAGCTACACAAGCTATATACTGGGACGAAGATAACTTGCGGTGGGTGATTGAGTAATGTCCGCTTTACATTAAATATTACATAGGAGTAAATTATGAGTGAAGAAACAGAAGTTGCAACAAATCCAATAGAGGATTTGATTCAAGCAACATTAGACCAAAATTATACAGCGGCGACTGAGATCTTTAATGATCAGATTGGTCTTAAGATGCAGTCTGCATTAGAGCAAGAGAAGATGGGTATTGCATCCCGGCTCTATGCTGGTCATAGTGCTGAAGGTGGACCAGAAGATGATGATTATGTCGTACCTGAGGACGAAGAACTTGATCTTGATATCGATGACGAAGATTTAGAAGTCGATGAAGATGAAGAAGTTGACTGGGATGATGAAGATGATGAAGTGGAAAACTAAAATCATATAAATAATTAAGTACGGAAAGTAATATGAAACTATTTACTGAGTTAAGAAAAAGAATGCCACCTGGAGAACATGTCCGGGATTTCAAAGTAGGCAAGATATCGGTAATGATTCATAAAGATAAGGGCAAGTTTATCGCCTATGTCGACGGTGATAGACTTGATGCTTATAGAACACAAAAAGAGGCGGAGAAAGCTGCCGCCCAATTTGTAAAACAGTTTGGAAAAATGTAATGAAACTGATCGCAGAATATACTGACCAAGACATCGAATGTATCGTCGAAGCGAAAGACGGTAAGAAGAGTTATGCTATTGAAGGTATCTTTGCTTCAGCAGAGCAAAAGAACCGGAACGGCAGAATCTATCCAAAAGGAGTCATGGAGTCTGCGGTTAACAAATATATTGACGAACAGGTTTCAAAAGGTAGAGCTGTTGGTGAACTCAATCATCCTGAGGGACCAACAATCAACCTAGATAAGGTTTCACACAAAATCGATTCCCTTGATTGGAAGGGTAACGATGTTGTTGGAAAAGCGACAATACTGGCAACTCCTATGGGTAAGATCGTTGAAGGTCTTCTCGATGGCGGGGTTAGGGTTGGCGTTTCAACTCGTGGTATGGGAAGTCTGCAAAGAGGTGGCGATGCCATGATGGTCGGTAAAGACTTCATGCTCAACGCTGTCGATATCGTACAGGATCCATCTGCACCAAATGCATTTGTTAATGGAGTTATGGAAGGTGTTGATTGGGTTTGGAATAACGGTATCATCGAAGCAAGACGTATTGAACAAATGGAGACTGAAATTAAGAAAGCTCCACGAAAAGATCTCTATGAGGTGCAGATTCGTGAGTTTAAGAATTTCCTCTCGTTACTCAAATCAAAATAATAGGAGTCAATTATGACTGATCAATATACTGAAGATCAAGAGATTGAACTCTACGATGACGTTGAGAACGAAGACGAAGTCGTGGAAGAAGCTCATGATCCGAAGAATGCTGAAGCACAGTCAGTAGCCTCTGTAGATAAAGCTGGTGATGCAACCGGTTCGGCCAAGCTCCCTAATATGGGAACGGCTAAGAACAACACCAAGCAAGATCCAATGCCTAAGACTAAGGCTGGCATGATTAATGCTATGTTCACTAAGATGAACGGTATGCCTAAGTCAGAAATGGCTAAACTTTATGCATCGTATCACGGTGGCATGAAGGAGTCATTCGAAGATCAATCTACAGAAGAAGCTGAACTTCAGTATCAGCCAGACTTTTCCGACGACCTAAATGCTCTGATCAATGACGAAGCCACTTTGTCAGAAGAGTTCAGAACTAAGGCCGGAACAATCTTTGAAGCAGCTATCAAGCATAAGCTGTCTGAAGAGATTGATCGTCTTGAGGCGAAGTACGATGAAGAGCTCACAGAAGAGCTTGAGTCTACAAAAGCTGACATGGTCGAAAAAGTCGATTCATACCTCAACTACGTAGTTGAACAGTGGATGGAAGACAATCAAGTCGCTATCCAGTCAGGCCTGCGTGCCGAGATTGCAGAAGACTTCATGACAGGACTGAAAGGCCTGTTCGAAGAAAGCTACATCGACGTACCAGAGTCTAAGGTCGACCTAGTTGATGACTTGGCAGATACCGTTGAAGAGTTGGAAGACAGACTCAACGATACAACTGCACAAGCTATTACTATGGCTGAAGAACTTGAGCAATATAAGCGTGATGCAATCATTCGCGAATCTGCGCGTGGTCTTGCTGAGACTCAAGTTGAGAAGCTAAAATCACTCGTCGAAGATGTTGACTTTGAAGACGAAGAAACTTTCGCACAGAAAGTAGAGACCGTCAAAGAGTCATACTTCAATAAAGAAGTAACCGAGTCAAAAGAAGCCGGATATGCCGAAGCCGAAGAAGGAGATTCTCCAGTTCAAGCGGTAGGTTCGATGGCGACATACCTTTCGGCTCTCGAAAAGACTAAAAAATAATAGGAGTCCAAAATGGAATCATATGATCGTTTGATCGAAAAATGGTCCCCAGTCCTCGATAACGAGGCCGTTGGTGAGATCAAAGATTCGCACCGTAAAGCTGTTACGGCTGCAATCTTAGAGAACCAAGAGCGTGCGTTCCAAGAAGAAGCTGCTCAAGGTCAATTCATTTCAGAAGCTGCTCCGGCTAACAACACTACTAGTGCTGCTAACTGGAACCCTGTTCTGATCGCACTTGTTCGTCGTGCTATGCCTAACCTCATGGCTTATGACATCTGTGGTGTTCAGCCAATGACCGGTCCTACTGGTTTGATCTTCGCTATGAAGTCAACCTACGAGTCAACTTCAGCTGGTGCTACTGATGGTGATGAAGCATTGTTTAACGAAGCAATCAGTGGATTTTCTGGTGATTCTTCTGTTACACAGCCTTCTTCAAGCTCAGGCTTGAACGACTCTACTTCTTCTGGTGCTGGTACAATTGACGATGAGCGGACAACTGCTCTTGCTGCTGGCGGTATGCCTACTGGTGATGCGGAAGCATTGGGTTCATCTGGTGGATCTGCTTTCCAGCAAATGGGCTTCACCATCGAGAAAGCTACTGTTACAGCTAAGTCACGTGCGCTCAAGGCTGAGTACAGCTTAGAACTCGCTCAAGACTTGAAAGCAATTCATGGTCTTGACGCTGAGACAGAACTTGCAAACATTCTGTCTACAGAGATTCTTGCTGAAATCAACCGTGAAGTTGTTCGTACTATCAACTCACAAGCTAAGACTGGTGCTCTTCAGGCTAATACTGCTATTAACGGTATTTTCAACCTGTCTACAGACGCCGATGGTCGTTGGTCAGTTGAGAAGTTCAAGGGTCTGATTGTGCAGATCGAAAGAGAAGCTAACACAATCGCTAAAGAGACTCGTAGGGGTAAGGGTAACTTCATCGTCTGTTCTTCAGATGTTGCAAGTGCACTCGCTGCTTCTGGCATGCTCGACTACTCACCAGCTATGTCAACTAACTTGAACGTTGACGACACTGGTAATACATTTGCTGGTGTACTGAATGGCCGTACACGCGTTTACATCGATCCGTTCTCAACTCAGGATTATGTCAACGTTGGCTATAAGGGTACTAATCCATATGACGCAGGTCTCTTCTATTGCCCATACGTTCCATTGACTATGGTACGTGCGGTTGGAGAAGATACGTTCCAGCCTAAGATTGGATTCAAGACTCGTTACGGTATTGTTTCTAACCCATACGTTGGTTCATCTCCTGCTGATGGTCTTGCTGCTGTCAAGACTAACCAGTACTACAGAATCTTCCGTGTGGATAACATCCTCACGTAAGTATAAGTAGTTCATAATAATAATAACTATGTTTCTCCTTTAGTTATTTTGGGCCACCTTCGGGTGGCCCTTTTTTTAGGTATAAATAGATTTATGGCAGACTTAACAAAGAATTTTAATTACCTACAACCGACCAGCTTTAAGTTGGTGCTTGACCGTGCAAACTACCCTAACTTAGAATTTTTTTGCCAGTCAGTTACTCATCCTGGAATGTTGATGACCGCAGCTGAATTACCATTCAGAAAAATACAAGCTGTTCCGTTTCCAGGTGATACACTAACATTCAATGAACTGTCAGCTAACATTATCTTAGATGAGGATATGCAAGGATATACCGAGATGTTCAAGTGGATACGAAGATTGCTTGATACTCCTCATCGTAATACACTTGATAGAACAGCTAACATACCAGCAAGTTATGCAGATATAGTATTACATATTCTATCAAGCCACAATAATTCAACAAAGCATATCCAATATAAGGATTGTGTACCTACATCGCTAGGCGATATACAGTTTGAATCAACATCAACGGGTGATACATTCATCACCTTTAACGCAAGTTTCAGATTCTCTTACTTTGAATTGAAGAGTATAAATAGTACTACCGGGGCGATCACTGAAGATTTTCAACAGATCACCGTTTAATTATTAAGGAATATTATGATTGAATTGAATGAGATTCTCTCTATGTGGGAGGATGATTGTAAAATTAATAGTATGAAATTAGATGATACATCCCGCGATACACCTAATCTACATGCAAAATATTTAAGATATCTTACCGAAGTCAAGCTACAGCTAAAGAGGGCTGAGCTTAAACAGAAGTCTTTGCTCAAAGACAAGTGGCTATATTACAACGGTAAGATGTCTCAAGACGAGCTTGAGGAGAAAGGTTGGGATCCAGATCCGTTTAACGGATTGAAAGTTATGAAAGGTGAAATGGACCATTACTATGATTCAGATCCTGAGATTCAAAAGTCTGAGGAGCTGATTGAGTATTGGAAGACTACACGTGACACACTTACTGATATAATAGATAATATTAAATGGCGACATCAAACCATAAGGAACATGATTGCTTGGAGACAATTCGAGTCTGGAAGCTGAGTCATAGCGAACTGCAAGTAGACTGCGATTTTGGTACGGCACAGGAGCTAAATGAGTTTTTCTCGTTCTATGTTCCTGGATATAAATTTATGCCGGCGTTTCGTAATAAACTGTGGGACGGTAAGATTCGGTTATTCAATATCAGATCTAATACTCTACCTGCTGGACTCATCGACCACCTCGAGAAGTTTGCAGGCCAACGAGGATATACCGTAGACACCGAAAAGACTAAATATGGATACCCTGACAATACTGCTAATAACTTCACTGTAGATCCAAAACAAGTAATTGACTTCATCCATAGTCTTAGTCTCCCGCACGAAATACGTGACTATCAGTTTGACGCTGTATGTAAGGGATTAGAACGTAGAAGGGCAGTACTACTCTCACCTACAGGATCAGGAAAGTCACTCATTATATATGTGTTAGCTAAGTATTGGTTACAGCTATTGACACACGGGGCAAGTTATCCGAAGGGTGGACGAGTATTGGTTATCGTGCCGACAACAAGCTTAGTTGAGCAGATGTATGATGACTTTAAATCTTATGGTCAAGGCGAGCGAGGGATGCATCGCATTTACTCTGGCAAGGATAAAGACTTTGATACAGCGATATGTATATCTACGTGGCAAAGCATATATAAATTAGGAGCGCCGTGGTTTGAGCAGTTTGGTATGGTGATTGGTGACGAGTGTCACGGATTTAAGTCAAAGTCACTGACCACGATTATGAACAAATGCACGGAGGCAGCATATCGATTTGGTACAACAGGTACACTAGATGGGACACAAACTCATGAACTCGTACTACAAGGATTATTCGGCAGAGTATTTAAGGTCACTACCACCAGAACTCTCCAAGATAATGACACACTGGCAAAGCTGGAAATCAAACGACTTGTACTCAAACACAAA